GAGCTGTTAGCTGTTGTCAATAAAGAACCAGATATACAGTTAAAAACTTTATACAAATGTGCTGCTGAAACTGGAGCCAGATTAAGTGAGCTGCTTGGAATCTGTTATGAGAATGTTGATTTCAATGCTGGTGGTGTGTTTTTAGATCACTCAATCAATGAAGAAAACAACTTTAGACCATACCAGGTAAAAACACAGAGACGATTTGTTGAAGTATCGGATGAATGTTTAGAGTTGTTTAGTATATGGATGAAAGCGCAAATGTTTCCAATTACACATAGAAACGTAAATTTTTTAAATCCAGATATAAATAAAATGGAACGAAGAACATTTAAGAGAGTGTTTAATGTACCTATCCACGGAGCTAGAAAAAGAGTTAAAGTTTCTGCTAAAAGATTAGGGATCCATTGGCCAAATGGGATGTCTCCTTTTAGAAAGTGGAGTATATCTCGAATGGAAGAACTTAAAATTTTAACAGAAAAACAGATGGATAATAGATTTGGTAACTCTAAAGATATTAGACAATCTAATTACATAAGAGATTTGAATTTGAATGAAAAACAAAGAAAGGCTGCTATTAATCAAATAACTAAAGGATGATAAATGCCAGCACTACAAGAGAAGGAACGAATAGCAAAAATGATGTTCGTTTTAAGAACTATTAGCGGTAAGACACAAGCTAAAATTTCTAAATCTTTAAATCTCACATTCCAACAAGTTCAGAAATACGAAAAAGCTCAAAATGGAATTGGAGCTGATAAGTTATTTTTATTAGCCAAAAGTCAAGGTTGGGATATTAACTTATTATATAATGGAAACCCAGAGGAAGTGCTTATGCAAATCCCTCTATTTAAGCAAGATAAGGTGGCTAAAAAATTTCGTGAGATAGAAGCCAACATTAGAGAAGAACGCAAGCTACAACGTCTCTATGCTCCATTAATGCCTAAATTAAACCGAGAGCTAGCTGGCGAAAATACATTTCAAGATAAGGAGCTGCCTATTGCTGCTCCAATAAATGTAAATAAAATTGTGTAAATAATTGAGGGAGCTAGCAACTCCCTCGTTACTTTTTCCTCTCAAAAAATACAAAAAAAATAGCAAACTTCTTTGGTTTACTCCCCCGTTTACTCTCTGATGGTTTAGAATTGTTGTGTGTCAATAAGTATTGGTAATATTCGAACCTACCAATCATTTTGTAAATTATCGTTGTTATATAACACTTACAACCACGATTAGACAAATTTTATTTACCAAAAAGGTTAATAAATAAGGGTTGTTTTTCCTAGCTGTTATCACGTTGATACATCATTTACTCCCCGATAACTCTCTGATACAAGTCTCCAAAAAATAGATGTCTGGGTGTAGCGTAGCCTGGTAACGCACTAGCTTTGGGAGCTAGGGATCGCTGGTTCAAATCCAGCCACCCAGACCAGATTAACCGCCAAGCGGGTTAGAAGCAGACGCTTTGATCTCGTCTATTTTAACCTTTAATAATTCAATTTGTTTCTCGTTTATCAATATTTTAGTATGGCCATGACCCGTTGCGCCTTCTATTTCATCTGATAATTTTGCAACCTTTTCTTCTAATACTGCAATCTGTGCAGAATAGTCAGTAGAAGATCTACCTTCTATTTCATTTAATCTAGTAGTCAGTTCTCCATACTTTGTAAAACCAGCTCCAATGGAACCAATTAAACCAATGATGACAACTATGTTAGTTAAGTTCTTTTTAATACTATCCATTTTTAAGTACCTCTATTTCCATTAATAGTTTTTCTTTTCTTTTATTGATGTTGTGTAAGATATTTTCTTTAATGTTTATTGGATCATTACTTATGTAATTAACCAGGGTTACATTGTTATAGATGTCTCTGTTATCAAACATTATAACTTGATTAAGATATATATCTTTACTCTTATAAAACGCCTGGTTGTTATAGACAGCCAGGTTAATAGAGCTATCACTTTGCATAGCATCTAGCTTTATAATACTTTTAACTTCTAAATTTTTAGCAGCATCTTTAACTACCGCATCTACCTTATCCATAGACGCTTCTAACTTACTAACTTTAGTATTAGTTTTTTTAGTTTTAGTTTCTGCTTTAGCAGTTACCTTTTCTTCGGTTTCTGTTTTGGTTTCTTCGGCTTTACTTTCGCTGGTTTCTTCTTCCCGTACATTTGTAGTCTCCTTTTCAGTTTCTATTATTTCTTCTGGCTCTGCTGGAGGTTCCTCATTTTGAGTTTCTTCCATAATAGCCATTGCTATTTCAGCTGGTTTTTCTTCTTCCTTTTCTTCCATCATCATAGTTGGTGGAGGTAAAAAAGAAGCTGTTTGTATCTCTGCTTTAGTTACTTTAGTTTCTGTTTTTTCTTCAAACTCTAATACAGCAGCTGTTATCTCCACCGCTTTTTCTTCTGGTTGTAATGGAGAAGCTGCAATCGTTTCTATTTTTTCAGTAAATATTTCTACAAATTCTTCAGTAAAAAATTGTACTTCTTCTTCAAATAAAACTTGTTCTTCAAATTTTTGTAATGCTTGTTTAGTCTCTACTTGTAAAACAACATTATTATAAGTCATGGTTAATGATATGTTGTCTATGTTTGGCCCACCAAGAGTTGCTGGAGCATTAGCATCTATGGCAGAAATAGTAGTGTTACCTACATTTGAACCAGTACCAGTATAGATAAGAGTGTCAGTAAAATTAGCTCCGTTAATACCCGTTACATCTGTTCTAGTAGATGTCATGGTAGCAATAACTGTACCAGAACTATTCTTTATATTAAGATTAATTGTAAAGGTATCTGCATTTCCAGATCCTCCCCAACAACCCGATACATTACATTCTCCGTTTTGTACCTCGGTTACTTGGTTTAAAGTAATACCATTATCCAGCATATCTTGGGTAATAGTATTAGTAGTTAAATTAACATTTTGTGTAATAGATCCGCTATCGCCAAACTCTAAATCATAATTACTGGTTACATTATTTAATTCGCAGCAATCAGATACTACCTGGGTATCCCCACTTGTAGTCCAACCATTAGCATTACCCGTTTCAAAATTGCCGTTAGTTAATAAATTATTTGTCGTTATTTCTTCTGCTGAAATCGTATGGATTGATATTATCAGCAAAAGTATTGATACGATAAACCGCATAAGCCATTACTCCTATAAATATTATTAACCAAATCATCTAGTGTGTAATTCTTTTGGTTTCTTTTTAGGTAGAATTATTTTTTTTTCTTCTTTAATTCTTTTTAATTCAAGTTTTAGGTATTGTTCGTAAGTAGGCATCTTGCCATTATATTTTTCAAATAATATTTTAGTTGCCTCTTTACCAATCTTACCTTCAATCGGACACGGAGTATTTGCAAACGCTGCACTCATTGCGTGGAATATTTCTTCGTTACCACACAACACACTTATAGCTGCAACCTTCATACCCATACCATGCAGAGCTTTTGATAAATTAATTGTTTGACAAACTGGATCGATATAATGTCTGCCAGCTGATACACCTATTGAGAAGTTTTGCACCCCAGCAGATAAAGCTAATGCGCAATTATTCATTGAACCTAAAGATGGCGCAGCAGATGTGTATGGAGCTGATTTAATATTAGAAGTTGTGCTGTTTGTAGTTGTACTAGATGATGAAGATCCACTTTCATAAGTTGTAGATCCTCCAGTATAATTACCTTCAATAGCGGTATTAGATCCAGATGTATTTGTTTGATTACCAACAGCCATTGCAGCTGTACTTAAAATTATAATGAGCCAAAGAATACATAAAAAAGTATATGTAACTCCCTTAACCCATTTCATTTCTTTTTTTTACATTTGCATCTAGGAGTAAATAACCATTCAGTAAAAGTATCTATTGCTCCTAAAAATTTTATTATATATTTGTCAATCATTTTGTTATTCTAAAATTAATTTTTTAATGGCTGTTGAACCATCAATGTTTGTTTCTAATTCTGCTTTTGATTTAATACATTTATATTCAACATGACTTTTACTTTGTCTCATTGCTACCCTCTTACCCTTTAAACAATCCGACATTGAAGGTTGAATACGATGCTCTTTAATTTCATGGTTTACTATCATAAGGAGAGCTATTACAATCTCTGTCATCCATGGCTCCCATTAGCTCTTACTTTATCTTTTAAAATCTCTATATCTTCCAGAGCTTTTTCTATTTGTTTTTGCAAGAATTGGATGTTGACTTTATTGTGCATCATATCTTCAATTCTTGTTTCAATCTTTTCAACTGTTTTATATAGATCTTCTAACAACATAAATTGCTCTTGATCTGTTGGTAGTTGTTCAGATTTTTTAAGTAGATCTGCGTTAAATAATTCTCTTGATGTCTCTAAACTTGTAAGTCTTGTTGTTACTTCAGTATAAGCAAAGATACCCATAGCCACAGCACCTAATAAAGCTATTAAATTTCTAACGGGTAAAGATATATTTGTGTTTTCGCTAATCTTCATCTACCACCACCCTTGTATCTTGTAAGTTTCTTCTGTCTTTTCTCTGATTTATTTAAAGATTTTTTATGTACTCCTGGCCGTTTCTTTGGTTTATCCCTTGGTACAAAATGGGTAAACTTAATACGAGCCATTAGAACAAAATCTTTTTAATCCTACTTACTAAACTTGGTTTTATTTCTTCTGTTAAAACTAAAGGTAAATAACTTTGAGCTATCTCCTTGCCAGACTTACCTACTTCTTCTTCTGTTTTTTTACTTCTAGCATCTATTTTATTCGGTCTAAATTTATCTACTAAAACATAACGATAGACATAGTTATCGCATCTAACACCTTCAAATTGAAAGTGTAATGTATCTGGTGGATCTTGATACTGTCCACCAAAACAATGCGGATCAAAGTCTGATTTAGTTATCATTTTTTACCACCTTTAAATATTTGTGTTCCCTTAATTCCATAAATACTCGCAACGACAAGGATCCATAAATTAGTGAACCATGAAGGGAGCTGCTGGAATTGCTCAAAAAATTCTTTTATTTTTTCAGCTGCTCCAGGATCATCACTAAAAACACCATAAGCAATAACTAATATTGGCAGCGTTAATACGATTAATACGAACTCGTCTTTCCAGTCTGATTGTCTAGCTTCTAATAATTTACCAGAATATTCTAGCTCTCCACTAGCCATCTTCTCTGCGTGTTTGGCTTGTGCGTTAGCCATCATCATTTTAGTTTCTTGTTTCTTTTTGTAGATATGACTACCAGCATTTACTGCTAATTTAATTGCGCTAAACCACATATTATTTACAGCTCCTAACTAATTCCGCCAGGCTTTCACATCTTGAAGTAGTTTGCTTATGCCAAGCACTATCAATCATTTCATCAGCTGCTTTATTATAATCAGCTGCTTCTAAACCTTCCCACATTTTTTTAAATTTCATTACTCTTGGTTTACCAAGTTGGAAACACATTTCACAAATGACACCTTTAATAGTTTCGGGTACTTCTATTTCTTCCAATAAGTCATTCGCAGATTGCAGAGCTTCGTTAAAATCCAATTCAAAAAGTTTTTCAAGATCTTCTTTAGGATATTCAACACCTTCAATAAAGTCATCGGTAGGTAGAACCAAATGGCCATACCCAATTGTAGCGAAACCCAGGCTATCGGAGTACATAGTATCCCTAAACCCTTCATGTTCTTTAATTCTTTGTTTAACTTCTTCCATGATTTATTTACCTCCTGGATCAAAATTGAGAATTTTGACACCTAATCTTTTTTGCTCGCCAGTTTTACTTCGGCTAATCTTCCAGCCATTCTTGCGATAGTTTTGTGTTTTAACATCATAAGCCGTGTACTCCCCCGTCTTTATGTTTAGAACTAATATGTCTATTGGCCCCGCACCTATTGGGGTAAAGACTATTAAATTTGGATCCTTTGCAAATTCAGCAGCAGCTAATAGTTCATTAGATAAACCTTTAGCAGCAGTTGTTCTATTTCGTGAAGTAGTAGAAGATTGAGCCAAGCAAACCACCTATCAATATTATTATTGTAGCAGCTCCTTTACCTCTATTCATGTCAGCTTTTAATGATTTAATATCTACTCGCATTTCATCGATTGCTTTAAACAAAGTTTTCATTCGTTCTGCGCAAACCTTTTCATGGTAGGATATTCTTATACCATTATAATCCTCTACGTTTGAGTGTTGAGATTTCTTTTTTACCATCACGTTTCCTGTATTGCTTCACAACTAAATTTAGTTGCAAGGTGATATTTGTTTATAGTTTTTTCATCTTCCAAGTTTAAATATTTTTGGCTGGTATCTAACGCAGCCATTGCGCATTCTTTCCAAGTATTAAATTGTAAATTTAATTCTACTGGATCTTTGCAAGTATTTTCTAAAAATGAACATACATATATTACTAATATAAATTTCATTTATTAATTTTGTAATTTTTTTATTTAAAATAATTACTTAAATTGTTTTCCTGTTACCCAAGAAACTAATGAATTTCTTTCTCCTTTTGTTACAGGCTTAACTTCATGTAATATATAAGATGGAAATAATATTAATGTACCTTGTTCTTTTTTCATTGGTGTGCCTTTTTCATTTTCGTATAAAATTAGTTCTCCACCCTCATATTCTTTGGGATCAGTAAGTTGAATTGATAAAGATAATTTTCTTACTACAATATCTAATGATCTATCAATATGCTTTCTATAATTATCTGATGGAGCTTTGTAATTTGTAAATTGCAAACCCTCATTTAAACCAAAAATATCAAAATTAAAAAACCTATTATTAAGATTTAAAACAACGTCTGTAATTTTTCTAAATACCCATTCTAAATCATCTGCACTATATAACCAACAAATTTTACTTGATCTGGCATTAGTTTTGCCTGTTGTAATTCCTTTAACTAAACCTTTTTTTTTTGCAAAATTAATTATTAATTTACATTCTTCTTTAGTAAATGCTTTTTCCCAATAAGCATAGGTATTAATTTTATCTAAATAAAAATTCCAAGATGGATTATTAAATTTTTTCACACCACTAATTAAATATTTATTATATTAAATCCCAAGATGTAGTTGATTCATTCCAATCATAAAAATTATGATTATCTTTTTGTTCTTGTGTTAATTCTGGTTTATCAACGGGTGCTTCCCAGAGACAAGTAGTTTCATTTAATATCCATGATGCGAAAGGTTTGGGTGCTATAAAGGCATCTTTATTTTCATCATAAGTATAACCAATACCAGCATGATTTTTTCTTAAAGGTGTACCACCATTATTATGCTCTCCACCAAAAGTATTATAAGATGTTTGTTTCCAAATTGACCAACCAGTTAATTTAGTTAAAAAATCAATTCCATTAGCTTCTTGTTCAACTCCATTAGCATCTAACAATTCATTATTATGAACAGATAATACTTCTATTACTTTATTATTTAATCCTATTTTTGCGAAACTTGCCATTATGCTGTATAACTCCCTGATGCTGTAAATGTCATTACTGTTTTTCCTGAAACTCCTGTAGCTACTGTTGGACTTCCAGATACTGTGCTACTGTAATTTGCATCTGGTATACTTATAATAACTACTCCTTTTCCTCCAGCCATACCAGTAGAACCATCTTTATTAGAACCTCCTCCACCACCAGTATTTGCAGTTCCAGCTGAAGCAGTAAGAGAACCTCCACCATTACCTCCTCCACCAGAACCTCCAGGAGATGCGTAAGGAGTTCCACTTCTTCCTCCACCTCCACCAGCTCGTGTAACAGATGATCCAGTAATTGAAGAAGCCGTACCAACTCCTCCAGCTCCACCTTCGTCATTATTACTTTGTGCGGGAGTTGAAGAATTTTCCCCTACTGCACCAGCACCGCCACCGCCACCGCCAGCTCTATAAGAAGTATTATCAGATTTACCAGATCCTCCATTATTTCCTTGACTAGGAGATGTACTTGGTGTGTTACCAGAACCACCAGCACCACTATTTGTACCCGAACCAGTAGAACCTCCACCTCCACCAGAACCTCCATTTGTACCAGTAGATGCAGATGAACTTGATCCAAAACCACCAGCACCTCCTCCAGCAGAAGTTATTGTTGTAATTCCTGTTCCAGAAATTGATGAATTTGAACCATTATTTTGAGTACCAATACTTCCAGCTGCACCACCATCACCAACTGTTACTGTGTATGTTGCGCCTGTTGTTAAACTTTGTGTTGAAGTTCTATATCCTCCTCCACCTCCGCCACCGCCATCATTACCACCACTTCCACCTCCAGCAACTACTAAAATGTCTGCTGAATATGTTTGTGGAGTTTCCATAGTCACATCATCATCTACTAATGGGATCCAACCTTGCGTTGAACCAGAATAAACTATTTTTATATTTTGACCATCTGTACTATAAACAGGTTTTGGAGATGTTGCATTACCTTGAAATTTAACAGAACCTTGATCTAATGTAAGATTAGCTGTTGCAAAATTTCTTGTAAAATCAACAAATTCTATTTCATCTCCTACACTTGGAGAACCAGGTAAATCAATTTCAAAAGCACCACCAGCTGTATTTACAAAGTAACCTTCTCCCGCTGCTGCTGTAAAGTTTGAAGTTTTTACTGATGATTGCCAATCAGTTCCACCAGAATTATTTACAAAAGATAAAACTCCAGAACCATTAGTTGTTAAAATTTGATTTGCTGAACCATCTGCATTTGGAAATTTAATGCCATCTAAATTTAATTTACCAGAACCTTTAGGTGTTAATTTTAAATCAATATTACTATCATCACCAGTTGCAGATATTTCTGGAGCATTTCCAGTAGCAGCATTTGTTACATCTAATTGATTAACTGCTGAACTTGTTGTTTGAAATATAATTTGTTCGTTATTATTTTCATCAGAAATATAATGAGCATCGTCTATTATTATGTTGTGAGAGTTTGTGTCTAAATTTCCTCCAAGTTGAGGAGAAGTATCATCAACAACATCAGACATATCTCCAGAACCATCAGCACCTGATTGAGTAAAGTGAACTCCTACTCCATCGCCATCAGATAAAGTTCCACTACTTACGATATGAGTAACGGCAACCTTGCTATATCCTGAAGCATCAGTAACGCTACCGCTTACTTTGAATAATGCAAATGTAGAGGCTGTTCCTTCTTTTTCAA